CCTGTACGGCGCCCTGGACGCCAAAACGGTTCCCGTCGCGGTAGTTCCCCCGCAGACCCGCGCCAAGTGGGCCACCGGCAGCGGCAGAGCCGAGAAAGGCGAGGTTCTGGCCAACGTCCGCGAGTGGTTCGAGCCCCGCGTCAAGGTACTCAACCATGACATCGCCGACGCCGCGGTGCTCGCGCTCATGGGCGCTTTCCACCTCGGGGAGGCAATGCCGTTCACGGTCAAGGAACGTCACTACGCAGGACTGGAGGCAGCGGCATGGCCGAAGTGAGCGACGCACAGAAGCTCACCGCAAAGGTAGTTCGGATGCATGAGCGCAACCCATGGGGTCAGCACGACGGGTGGTGGGAGTGCTTCTGTGGCGCGGTGTATTCACATGAACACGTTGCCGCCGAGATCGAAAAAGCCTTTGGGAGACTCACGCAGGAACACCGGACTCTTCATAACGGTTGGGTACAGCCAGGCTACGGAGCCTTTTACTACGCGCAAGGTCTAACGCCACCACCGGCTATCATCACCAATCAGGTCCGTTGGGTATCGACGTGGGCCGAGGTCTCCGAGTGACCAAGTGCCGCAAGTGCTCCCAGAAGTGCGATCTGTACCTGTGCAACGACTGCATAGACCAGCTACAGGAACACCTCACCGAGATCGCCTGGCTGATAGGCGAACTGGAGATCACGCTCACCGGGCAAGATGTACTCACCACCGGATCGGTCGGTCAGTCCAGCGAGGAACCCAGCCCGATTCGGTTCGATTCGCAGGGCAACCCGAACACCATCGGCAACCAAACGCGCAACGCCGTCACCACATGGGTGCGCGACCTGTGCGAGACCCGGCGTATCACATTCGAGCCGGTGCGCGTCGTCCCGCTCGACTTCATCGGGCCACTACCCGATGAACGCTGGCGGCGCCTACCGAAGCGATACCAGCCCACCGCGGCCGACGCCGCCGAATGGCTCGCCGAGCACGTGCACACCATCGCGGCCGACCCCGGAGCCATGCGGTGCTTCAAGGAAATGGCCGACCTGCGCGCCAATGCCCTGCGCATGATCAACCGGCCAGACCGCCATTTCGCCGGCCCCTGCCCCACCATCAAGGCGTACTCACGCGCCGGCAAGGCGATCGAGTGCGGCAAGTTCCTGTACGCCGCGACCGACGAGCGCAGCATCACCTGCCCAGCATGCAAGCAGCCCGTCGACGTACAGCGCAACCGGCAACGCGCCTGGCGCGAGGGCGACCGACTCACCGAGCGCATCTTGCTCAAGCGGCTCAAGGACATCGAGGAACCCGTCTCTGAGCGCCAGCTCTACCGATGGCTCCGACAGCGCAAGCTCGCGCCCGTCGGCTGGCTACACAAGGGCGTGTTCGTCGAGCACTACATCATGCGCGGCGATCCCCGAGTGTTCAGCCTGCGCGCCGTACGCGAGCTGCGCGCCGCGGAACTCAAAGCGGGACGAGTCGAGGCGGAACAAGCTGCCCCAGAACCGGATCACGACGAGCCAGAAGCGGGCCACACAGCACCGAAACCGGAACAGATCGAACGCGAGGCGTACCGGCACGCATCCCGCACATACGGGCAATCGGAACCCGCCACCGCGGCGGCACGGGGCGAGATCGTGGTGTAAGCGCCCCCCGTCAAACGGGCCTTCACCTGCGGCGATCAGCTGAACGGCAATACGTCGAGGTGTAAAGTGGTTTACACTTTCATCAGGGCACTCGCTCTTGAAACAGCGAGGCCCGGCCCCCGTTGCCGCGGGAGCCGGGCCGCTGACCGGTTACTAGAACCAGTGCTCGGAATGCAGTTCCAGCAGGAGCGCCGCCAGGTTGATAAGGCAATTGATGATTGCCCACCTTGGCGGCGTTTCGCGCGTGCGTTCCATTCCTTCCTCCTCTCGTTGCCACTAGCAGGGTTCATGCCCGAGCCTGCGTCTTGCTGGTGGCGTCCGTGGGGAGGCATCTCCAAGTTTAGTGCTCAGGTGTAGTCGGTGCGGTGTTCAGAAATCGGGCCGGTAGACCAAGGTGTCGGACCCTCGGCGTACAACGTCCCCATGGCACGCCCGCCGCGCGATCGGTTCCCCAACGCGTACGTCGGCGACCTCGTGCCCAACGGCAAGGGCTGGACCGTCGTCAGCCCGACCTACTGCCCCAACTGGCACAGCGCCGACGAGCCCGGCTGGACGCAGCGCTGCCGTCCGTGCGCATGCGGCGGCAAGCACCACATGTGGACGTGCCATTGCGGTGCGACCGTCTACGCGCCGAAACTCGGCCCCGAGTGCGAGATCCTCAACGGGCCCGGTTCGAGCCGCGAGGAATCCAAACGCGACGGCTGACGATGTTGCATTCGGCTATTCGATATTCGCTAACTGGCGTCTTATCACCGCGAATGCAACATCTACACGCCACGCCTGCCCCTTACGTTACTTGCGCAACACGTCCTGACCTGCGACGATTGGAACTGTCGCAAGTAAACCCTGCCCAAAAAACCCCGGCCTAGCTGGGGTTTTGTCATATCCGGGGAGGCGACCTGATGCCCAGTGCACCACCGCGCGTGTGCGCTCGCTGCCACAAGCCCGCACCGAAGGGCCGACCCTGCTCGTGTCGTCCAGCATGGGAAGGGTCCACCCACGACAGCGGTAATGACCGGCGCTGGCAGGGCGTGCGTGATGCCTACCTGGCCACACACCCGCTGTGCGAGCGCCCAGGCTGCCCGCGGCTGGCCGACGACGTAGACCACGTGACGCCGCTGGCTGAGGGCGGCGCCAAGTACGACCCGCGCAACTTCATGTCCCTGTGCGATGACCACCACAAGGCCAAGACCAACGCCGACGCGCTGCGTGGCAAACATCGCCTACGGACAGCAAACTCGTATGCACCGAGGCGTGCATAAATATTCAGAGGTTTATGCGCGGCGAATAGCCCCCTTGGATGCATATTCGCAGGTCAGAGGGGGTATAGGGGTGAATATCGCTCTGACCAGCACATATGCGACTCGCCGCGGTAGGCAAAGATTTTTCTGCACAACATTCATGCAAGGGGGGGTAATTATGCATAAACCCCATGGCGCGCCAGCAAATGGCCTCCCCGTACAGCAAATAGGTGGTGAGTGATGCCCGCACGGCAGCCTGCGAAACTGCTCTTGCTCAGTGGTCGCGGTGAGGGCCAGGACAGTGCAGGTCGGCCGGTTGCTCAGCCCCCGGCGTTCAAGCGTCTGGCCCCGAATCCGCCGACCTGGCTCTCTCCTGAGGCAAAGGCCGAGTGGCGCCGCGTTGCCCCTGGTCTGGTGCGTCTTGACCTGATCAAACCGGAGGACCGCGCGACGTTGGCCGCGTATTGCGAGACGTGGGCGCGGTTCGTCGCGGCGACCAGGGACGTGAACGCCAACGGGATCACGGTGCGCAACGAGTCGACCCGCAAGGACGGCAGCACGTCGGTGTGGTGGACGAAGAACCCCGCGGTGGCGGTGGCCGAGCAGGCGTCCTCGCGATTGCTGCAGTTCGCCAACCACTTCGGTTTGACGCCGGCCGCTGAGCGCAACGTGTCCAAGCGAGACGACGATCGTGGCGAGTTCGAGGCGAACCCGTTCGCGGGTGCAGCCGACGACGACTGATAGCCCTTGGGCTGACGCTGATCTCGATGCGCTCAAGCTCAGCCCCGAGGTGGCGTGGTATCTCGAGTCACGCGGCTATCCGGTCCCTGACTGCCCGCCACTGATCAAGACACCGGAGCCCCGGGAGGTTCCGGGAGCGCGGTTCGATCCTGAGCGCGCTGACAAGGTAGTTGCTGCGTTCCGGCAGTTGCGGCACACCAAGGGTAGATTCGCTGGTCAGCGCTTCGATCCTGACGTGTGGCAGGTGGCGTACATGATCGCCCCGGTTGCTGGCTGGGTGCATCGCTCTGTCGATTCGGGCGCCTGGGTGCGGATCATCACGCAGGCGTATTTCGATATGCCGCGCAAGAACGGCAAGAGCACGACCGCGGCCGGGTGGGGCATCTACCTGACGGCGGCCGACGGCGAGTTCGGCGCGCAGGTGCTCGCCGCGGCGACGACCAAGGAACAGGCCGGGTTCGTGTTCGAACCGATCCGGCAGATCGTCAACAAGTCGCCCGGCTTGAAACGGCATCTACGGGCGCTGCAAGCGAAGATCACCCATGCGGCGTCGGGCTCGTACTTCAAGCCGATCGCCAACGCCGGTGATGCGCAGCACGGCGCCGACATTCACGGCGCGATCATCGACGAGCTGCACCTGCACAAAGACATGGTGCTGATCGAGGCGCTGGAGACCGGCACCGGCTCTCGTGAGCAGCCGCTCGTCATCTACATCACGACCGCCGACGCCGGGCGCCGGCACACGCCGTACGACGAGAAGCGCTCCCTGATCGAGAAACTGGCCCGCGGGGTGCTCAAGCGGCCAAGCACCTACGGGGTGGTGTTCGCCGCCGAGAAGCCCGAATACGAAAATGGCAAGCTCATCAAGGGCGATGACCCATTCGCCGAATCGACGTGGCGCAAGTCCAATCCGGGCTACGGAATTAGCCCGACGAAGCGGTACATGCTCGAGGCTGCGGAGAAGGCCAAGGACTCGCCTGCTGAGCTGGCGCGGTTTCTGCGGCTGCACTTGGGTGTTCGGACCAAGCAGGAGACCCGGTATTTCGAGGTCGAGGACTGGGACGCCAACGCCTCGATCGTGGACCTTTCCCGGCTGGCCGGCCGCCAGTGCTACGGCGGGCTGGACTTGGGCTCGACATCGGACCTGACGGCGCTGGTGTGGGTGTTCCCCACCGAGGACGGCGCTTTCGAGGTACTGGCCCGGCATTGGGCGCCAGAGGATTCCATTCCGGCGCTCGATGAGCGCACCGCGAACGCGGCATCGACGTGGGTCAAACAGGGCTGGCTGACGACTACCCCGGGCAACGTCACCGATTACGACTTCATCGAGGCGCAGATCAGCCGGGACCGTGACGAGTTCCTGGTGCAGGAATGCGCCTACGACCGCTGGAACGCCAACCAGCTGATCAACAACCTGACCAGCGACGGCGCCCCCATGCTCACCATGGGCCAGGGCTTCGCCTCGATGAGCGCGCCGACCAAGGATCTACAGCGGTTGATCCGCATCGGCGCCCGCACCGACGAGAACGGTTTACCAATCAAGCCGATGATCCGTCACGGCGGCAATCCGCTGTTGCGCTGGGAGATTGACAACTTCGCGGTAGCCATGGACCCCGCGGGAAATGTGAAGCCGGATAAGGCCAATGCCGGCGACAAGATCGACGGCGTGGTGGGGCTGATCATGGCGCTTTCGCGGGCGCTGGCCGCCAAGGAATCCGAGACGAGGAGTGCATATGCAGACAACGACTTTGTCGCACTGTGAGGCTGACCGGTGGGTCTAGCCTCATGGCTCGGGTTCGCGCCCAAGCCTTCTCAGATTCCAAGCATGCCAGCGCGGCCGACGTACGAGCTGATTCCCGAGGGCATGAGCTTGGACGAGTACTTGACCAGCATCATGCACCAGCCCGTCGAGAAGCTGTGGCGCGAGCAGCCGCACTTGCGCACCCTGGTCGGATTCGTCTCACGCAACATCGCACAACTGGGCATCCACGTCTTCGAGCGCGACGCCGAGGACGGACGCAACCGAGTCCGTGACAGCCCGCTCGCCGAGCTGCTACGCGATCCCAACGACGATATGACTCAGTTCGAGCTGATCGAGGCCACCGTTGCCTCGAGGATGCTCTACGACGAAACGTATTGGTACGTCGGCCGCGACAACAACGCGCCGACCGGTTGGGTTATCCGGCACATCCCGACGACATGGGTCATCGGCACCGTCGGGCAGACGGCATTCAACGTCGCCAAGTACAAGGTGGCGATCCCGGGGACATCTGGGCAGTGGACCGAGATCGACGCCTCGGACATGATCGTGTTCCGCGGCTGGAACCCGGTCGACCCGAGGTCTGGTGTTTCGCCGGTTCATTCGCTGAAAGCGATTCTGGCCGAACAGATTCATGGCCAGGTGTTCCGTGACCAGATGTGGAAGCGCGGCGGCCGGGTCGGCTCGTATCTGACGCGCCCCGCGACGGCGCCGAGCTGGAAGGATGCGGGCCCCGACGGTACTTCGCCCCGCAGTCGATTCATTGAGCAGTGGAAGAACTCGTACGCCGGTGACAACGCATCCAACGCCGGAGGGACGCCGCTGCTTGAGGACGGCATGGAACTCAAGGCAATCGCGTTCAACGCCAAGGAAAACCAGTGGGCCGAGGGCGTGAAACTCTCACTGGAAACCTGCGCGCAGGTCTATTTCGTCAACCCCACGATGGTGGGCATTCTCGACAACGCGAACTACGCGAACGTGCGCGAGTTTCGCAAGGCGCTGTACGGAGACAACCTCGGTCCCGAGATCGAGCGGACGGTGCAGCGCATCAACAAGAAGCTGGTGCCGAAGCTGGCCGACCCACGAAACGTGTACTGCGAGTTCAATCTACAGACGAAGCTGGCCGGCTCGTTTGAAGAACAGGGCGACATGTTGCAGAAGGCCATCGGTGGCCCGTACATGACGCGCAACGAAGGGCGCGCACGGCTGAACATGCCGCGCATCGACGGCGGTGACGAGCTGATCGTCCCGCTGAACGTCACCGCCAACGGTGACCAGAACCCGGTACCCGCAGGCAACGAGCCAACCGACCCGACCGAGGGAGATAAAAGCAATGGCCGCCACACCAACGGACACGATCTGCATGTCCACTTCTGACGAGCTCGCCGCGAAGCTCGGACCGCACGCCGACGCCGGCACCAAGGCCGTGGTCGTGAAGTTCAAGACCGACGGTCTAGAAGAGGGCGAATTCATCGGATATGCCAGTGTTTTCGGCAACAAGGACAGCTACGGCGATGTGGTGCAGCCAGGCGCGTTCACGAACACGCTGGCCGACTGGAAGGCCAAGGGTGTCCCGATCCCGCTGCTATGGGGCCACAACACCGCCGACCCCGATTTCAATCTCGGCGAGATCATCGAGGCCACCGAGGACGACCGCGGGCTCAAGGTTCATGGTCGGCTCGACATGGAATCGCCCAAGTCGGCGCAGACCTATCGGCTACTCAAGTCGGGCCGGGTCAATCAGATGTCATTCGCCTATCGCGTCGTCGACGGGGCGTATATCCAGCCCGAGGGCGAGGACAAGACCTGGCGGGATGCCTACTACGAGCTGCGGGAACTCGAACTCTACGAGGTGTCCATCGTGCCGATCGGGGCCAATCAGGAGACCGAGATCCTGGCGGTCAAGGCGGCCACCAGTGCCATGGCGGCCAAGGCCGGGCGCGTGCTGTCGGCCAAGAACGGACAGGCGCTGCGCGGTGCGCTTGCTCAGGCCGAAGAGATCGTGACCGCGCTCAAAAGTGTGCTGCCGAAAGAGGGTTCGGCAGACGAAGAAGACCAGGACCAGACCAGCGGTGAGGAACCGCCCGCCGGGGAGCCGAAGGCTTCGCCGGATGTGGCCACGCCGGACCCGTCCGTCTACCTGGCGCTGTTAGCAATCAACGAAGCCTGAAAGGGGCAAATGGGATGAATCCCAAGGAAAAGCTCGCAGCGCTGATCAAGGCGGCGCGCGAGGTGGCCGAGAAGGCCAAGAGCGAGAACCGGGCACTAACACCGGAAGAGCAGACCGACCTCGACGGCAAGATGGGCGAGATCGACCAGCTCAAGTCCGACATCACCGCCGGCGAGAAGTCGGCCGCGACGCTGGCCGCGCTCGACCGGATGGCCGGCGAGATCCCGGGCGACGTTCAGTCATCCGGCGAAGAGCGCGCGGCGAAGTCCCTCGGCGAGCACTTCGTCAAGCACGCGCACGCGGGAATGCTCGAAAAGAAGGGCCAGTCCAACGTCACCGTCGGTGCGCCCGAGTTCATTGCCTCGAAGGCGGCCACCGACAACCACGTGGTGGGCGGCTGGACGGACGGCGTGCCGTATCTGACGGATTTCGACCGGACCGTCGTGCAGGCACCGCGTGTTCGCCTCACGATCGACGACCTGCTGGCGCAGGGCCCGATCTCCGGCAACGCCATCAGCTACCTGGTGGAAGGTGCGCTCGAGGGCGGATTCGCAACCGTGGCCGAGGGTGGAGCGAAGCCGCAGATGCACTTCGTGAACCCCACGCAGAAGACCGACGCGCTCAAGAAGATCGCCGGCTTCATCACGCTCACCGACGAGTTCCTGGAAGACGCCGATTTCCTGAAGACGGAAATCGACACCCGGTTGCTCTATGAGCTTGCCTACATCCAGGAGCAGCAGCTACTCAACGGTGACGGCACCGGTCAGAACCTGCTCGGCGTGCTGAACCGCTCGGGTCTGCAGACCGAGGCATCGGCCGGGCCCGGCGACAACTTCGACGCGGTGTTCCGCGCCATGACGAAGGTCGAAACCAACGCGCAGCTGCCGGTGGATGGTCTGGTGATTCACCCGAACGACTACCAGCGTTTCCGTCTTACCAAGGACGGCAACCAGCAGTACTACGGTGGCGGCCCGTTCGCCGGGCAGTACGCCAACGACGGCCTGGTGCTGCAGCCTCCGCTGTGGGCACAGAAGACCGTCGTCACGCCGGCCATCGCCGAGGGCACTGTGGCGGTCGGTTCGTGGAAGCTGGCGGCGACGGCCTACCGCAAGGGCGGCGTCCGCGTCGAGTCGGCAACCCAGCACGCCTCGAATTTCACCAGCAACCTGGTGACGATCCGTGCCGAGGTGCGTCGCGCACTGGCGGTTCGCAAGCCGCTGGGATTCTGCAAGGTCGCCCTGGACTGGACCCCCTAGTCCGCTTCTCTGATAACCGGTGCGGCGCCGTGGATTACATATCGCGGCGCCGCAACAGTTTCCCGAATCATCAATGATCATCCGAAGGAGAAAGTGATGAAGGAATACACACTGACCACGCGGCACGGCGAGACGACCGTGCAGCTGTCCGACGAAGACGCCGAGGCGTACGGCGATCGCGTCAAGCCCGTCAGCGCGAAGTCCAAGCGCGCGGCGAGCAAGGGGGCCAACCCCGAGAGCAAGACGACGCCGCCCGAGGGTGAGGGTGCCGGATCGTCGGGGCCGAGCGCGTAGGTTCGATGCCCGAACTCACACCCGCCGATGTCGAGCAGTACACGCGAAAGCGGCTCGACAAGACGGACGCTGAGACCGCGCGGCTGCTAGCCGTGGGACTGTCCGCTGTGCGGCAGTTCTGCGGCTGGCACGTCACCCCGGTCAGGGAAAACCACGAGGTCGAGTTGGACGGGCCCGGCGGGCGCCTGCTGGCCCTTCCCACCCTCAGACTCGTCACACTGACTGAGGTCACCGAAGACGGTAAGACGCTGGATGTTTCGGGCCTATACGTGTCCAAGCGCGGGCTAGTACGCAAGAAGAGCGGTGGCTTTTGGTCGCCGCATTACGGCGCGATCACCGTGACCATGGACCACGGCATTGAGGACACGGACGCGTTCAATGCGGCGGTGCTCTCATTCATTGATCGCATGTCTAAAGCCCCGACAGGCGGCGATCCGATAGCGGTGGGGCCATTCCGCTGGGCCGAGCAGAAAACCGTTTCAAGGTCGGCATTCTCCGCAACGGAGCTGGCGATCCTGGAGCAATACCGCTTGGAGAGTCCGGCGTGAGCGAGCAGGTGATCCGCCACCGCGGCGCCGGCCGCGACGAGAACGGACAGCTGACCCAGGCAACCGACACCACCCTGACGGCTATCGCCGTGGCACCCGGCAGCGGCTCGCAGACCGGGCAGGGACACCGCCAAGAGCGGGCGCGCAGCGGCGAAGACATCGCGTGCACGGTCTACTTCAACCCCGGCACCGACCTGATCAACAGCGACGAGCTGACGGTGCGCGGCAAGCGCTATCCGATCATCGTCAACGATTGGATGCTCTCGGGGCGTGGTGGCCTGGAGGTGCTGTGCTCCCGGGGGCAAGGCTGATGGCGTTCGAACTCGACCACGATGGCGGCGCCGAAGTACTCAAGGAGCTTTCCGCTGCTGCGATCAAGGGTCTGGCAGACCAGATTGCCGACCAGATCGGCCAGGGCGCCAAGGTCAAGATCTACACCACCGACCGCGCCGCGGCCACGGTGAGTGTGCCGGCCGAGATGCAGGCCAAGGATGGCGTGCTCACTCGTGCCGCCGCGGCGGCCGGGCTGGAGGTGCGGCCAAAACCCACCACAGAGACGCGCAGTCGCGGCAAGAGCCGCAAGGCGCGGCCAGAGGCGACACCCGCGGAGGCGAAGGCCTCCGGCGACGCAAACGAAGCATGGGCGGCTCGGCGGCGCGCACAACGCAAGGCTGGCCGGTGACCCTGCCCGCGGTGCGAGAGCCTGTCGACGTTGCGCGGCTGATCAAGGACTGGCTCAAGGCCGACATGGCGACCCGGTTCCCCGAGCTGTCGGTACGTCTGGAGCTATCCGCCAACTGGACGCTCGGCTCTCCCCCGGTGCTGCTGGTCGCCGACGACGGTGCCACCTTGGACATGTGGCCGGCGGCAACCGACCCGACCATTCGCGTCACGTCGTGGACATCGGGCCGCGAGACCAAGTACGCCTACGCCGCGATGTCGCGGCTGCTGACCGCCCGCGTCCCCGGTATCGCCGCGATCCTGCCCGGCACCGCGTTCCTCGAGGCGCGCGACTCACGCACCAGCGGCGACCTGATCTCGTTCACAGTGCGCACCCGAGCGCGCACTCGATAACCGCGCAGAACGCGCACCGATCAACCCCGTCAAATCTGGCGGGGTTTTTTGTTGGCCCGCAAGGGCTCTGGAGCCCTTAAGGAGGGAATCAACAATGGTTGCAACCATCAATCCCGATGCCACCGTCATCCCGGACAAGGCCGAGGTCTGGCTGATACTGAAGCAGGATGTCCCAGGCGACAACATCACCTCCCTGATCCCGACGACTGCCACCGACGATCCCGGGGCTAAGGGCTGGGAGTTCTCTGGTCTGATCGACGACAAGAAGGGCATCCCGCTCGACCCGTCTGGCGAGGTCAAGGAATACGACGGGTTCGGGCACCCCTCGTTCCGTATCAAGTTCCGCAAGGGCAAGCTCAAGAGCGGTTTCACCGCGCTGGAGTACAACGCCGTTACCCGCAAGGTCGTCCTGCCCGGGTCTACACCGGACAAGCTGGGCATCCCCAAGGATGTTCAGATCTACGTGCTGTACCGGTATGTCGATGAGGACATCACCCGCGTGTGGGTGGCGCTGCGCCCGGCGCTGGCCGAACTGAAGAGCCACGGCGGCATTGTCGACGGCGAACTGTCCTTCGCGGAGCTCACCGTGCATCACACCGCCGACGCGAACGGGGATGTGTTCAAGTACCTGGACAGCAGCACCGCCGATGATGTCACCAAGACGTTCACCATCGCGTCGGGCGTGACTGCCTACACGGCGACGGTGGGTGATGACACCACGGTCTCCCTCACGGCGAAGACGGCGTACGCGTTGCAATCGGCGTTGCGGGACTTGGACTCTGTGCAGGCACTCGACGCGCCCGGCGTGACCGTCGAAGGTCCCGACGGCGGTCCGTTGGTGGCCACCTTCACCGGCCCGGTCCCCGCGGTCTCGGCGACCGGAACCGGCGGCACCGTCACCGTCTCGTAGGCGAAAGCACCCGCCCCGGACACGAACCGACTCCCGCGTCCGGGGCGGGGCTCCACCTTCGCGAGTCGGACCCGCCCCATAGTCAAGGAGTCGAACATGACCGCACCACGTAAGAACCAGCCGCGCAGGGCAATCCCCGCCACTGCGCCCAAGCCAGATCCGAAGAAGTCGGCACAGGCACGCCAGGCCGAGGCCGTCGACGGGTTCGTGACCGTCGAGCAATGCGGTGTCACATTCCGAATCGGGCTCGGCGAGAACATGCCTTTCGAGGTCGTCGAAGAGATGATCGCCAGGCCGGAACCGCAGGACGAGCGTGAGCAGCGTGAATATGACCTTGCCGTGACGAAGGCGCTACTGGGGCCCGAGCAGTGGGAAGCATTCAGGGCCGCGCAGCCTCTCGTGCGTGACTACAACGAGCTTAACGACAAGATCACGGACCTGATGGGAAACTAATTAGCCTCTGGCGCATGCTTATTGAGCATGGCGACGAGATAGAGGCCGACCTAGCCCAGTATTACAACGGACTTGAGCTTGCCGATTTATACCGCGGCACACTGTCTATTCGCCGCCTCGGCGTGCTGGTACGTCAGCTGCCGGCGAGATCTCGGCTGGTGACCGCACTCAATGACGGTCAACCGAAATGGACCATGACCGAGCACCTACTCGCCGACATCTGGGCGGTGCTGGTGAAGCTACTGGGCGACCCGGACAAGGTGCCCGAAAACCTCGACCACCCGGTCCGTGCGGAGATGACGGCCCGCGCAATCGCCATGGCCAAGCAAGCACTCAAGGCGATGTTCCTCAACCGCAAGAGCGGCTATGTCAATCCTTGATCAATCCGTGAATACCGTTGTGGAGGTGAGCTATACGTGACAACCATCGGGTACGCCACCCTCCAGATAATCCCGTCACTACGGGGTGTAACCGAAGCGATCGACAAGGATATCGACGGCAAGGTCGTCGGCATTCAGATCGCGCCCAAGGTTGATCAGCGCGCTACCGAGGCGGCAGCAAAGCAGACCCGCGAGACCATCGAGAAGCAGACCGGCGATGTCAAGGTTCAGCCGAAGGTTGACGTACGTGCTGCTGAACAGGCCGGTAAGACCGTAGGCGACGCCGTAACAAAGGGCACGAAAGACGCTGTTCGCAACGGTGATATCGGCGATACCGTCGGCGACGCGATCAAGGAATCGGCACAGAAGCCGAGCTTTGCCCGGGAGGCCGCGAAGGTCATCGTCGAGGGTATCGCCGGTGGCATGAAAGAAGAGCTGAACGGTGGGCCGCTCGTTGACGAGATGGTCGACGGTGTTGTCAACGGTCTCAAGTGGGGCATCGACAATGCACGTGTCAGCGTCGGCAAGGCGATTGTCGGCTCTATTAGTGACAGCATCAAGGCTGGCGACCTCGGCGGCAAGATTAGGGATGCGGTTCTGCCCACCGTTACCAACTTGGGGTCGGCGTTGCGTCAGGGCGCCTCCCGGTGGTCGAGTGGAATCGCTAATGCGTTGCGCTCCGGTGATATTCAGTCCGCGACCGACGAGATCGGTAGCAGGGTGCGCACTACGACCGACGTTATTGCAACCATCGGGTCCACTTTCGGCCTCCAGCTTGACGGGGTTCGGGAATTCGGCGACGGTTCCGCTACGACGTTGCAGACCGTCGGGAGCAACCTTCAAAGCATCCTGGGCACCGCGGCCACAGTGAAGAGCACGTTTGCAGATACCGGTGAGTTGCTTGGGACTGTCCTACCTGGCAGAGCTGGAACCGGAGCGAAGTCCATCGTTAATTCGTTAGGCACCATCATTCCGGTCGCCGGTGCTGTGTTTGAGGCGCTGGACAGAATCACGCAGAACTGGCACACCCAGCAGCAGGAACGGTTTTGGGCTCGCTGGGAAGAGGATCGGCGCGCGCAGGATATGGGTTTAAAGCCCCAGCAGCCGGGCGTGGGCGACTTCAACGGACCCCCGCGGGTGGGCCAGGGCAACGCGCCGATGGCGCCCAAGACGGTACCGCTCCCCGATCAGATACGAACGAAGATCCAGGCCGGACAGCTACCCGGCTACTCTCTCACTCCCGACGGGCATATCCTCGGTCCCGACGGCAAGCCACTGCCTGGGCTCAGCGTTGGCGGCTACACGGGCAACGTGCCCATGAAGCAGATTGCCGGCGTGGTGCACGGCGATGAGTTTGTGGTACAAGCAATTTCGCGTCAGCGCATCGAGAATCGCTGGCCCGGCGTGCTGGACTACATGAACGCCACCGGAACGCTGCCCGGATACGCAGGCGGCGGCCTGGTCGCTGGGACTGCGCAGTTGCGCAAGATCATTGGCGAGCGGTTCGGCATCTCCAATATCGGCGGATACCGCCCCGCTGATGGCTACAACGAGCACAGCACCGGCCGTGCGCTGGATGTGATGGTTGGCAGTGACAAGCCCAAGGGTGATGCGGTCAAGGACTTCGCCGTTGACAATGCCTCGGCGATCGACCTGAAATGGGCTATCTGGCAACAGAAACTCTGGTATCCGGGTGGGCGCTCAGAGAAGATGGCGACGCGGGCAAACGGCGACCCGACACAGAACCACATGGACCATGTGCACATCTTCTCGGGCCCCGGTATTACCAACGGCCTACTTGGTGCGCTTAAGTCCAAGGGCGGCGAGAACGCGCCGAGCGTGGCCGCCGGCGTCAACCCGCCGGTCGGCGACACCATGGTCTCGCCCGGCGGCACGGAAGCGGTGAGCGCCGCTGCTCCGGGTGGTGGCACATCCTCCGCCGGCGGCGGGGGTTTTACGCTGCCGTCGTCCATCGCCGGACTGTCAGGGATCGGGCTGGCCGGTATGGGTGTCAAGTCGCAGATGCCCGGTCAGCCAGAGCGCACATTCGAGTTCGGCAACGCAGCTGCCGCGGCGGTCGGCGGACAGGTGTCCTCGGCGCTCGGGGTGCTCGGTGTTCCTGATTCGCCGGGCTGGCTCAAGGGAATCTCCCAATTCGTCAGCGGCATATCCATCGGTGGTGGTGGTTCCGGTGGCGGGCTTGGTGGCGCACCCGAGGGAGCAGGCCCCGGCGCCAGATTCGGCGGCGCGACCCCCATTGCCGCGTCGGCCGCTGTGCCGGCGCCCGCAGCGCTTCCCGCGGGATCTGCTCACGGCGCGCAGGCGGGGGCCCGGCCGGGGCCGGTCTTCAACACCACCATCAGCGCGTTCAACACCAGCGATGCCGTGTCGATTATGCGGCAGCAACAAGACGAAATGGCGGCGGCGAAATTGGGTAGGTGGTCATAGATGACGGTCGCGACGATCACGCTTGAATCGTCCAACGGCGACTCGGTGGTGGTGTCCGCACCCAACGATGAGTACCTGCTCGATGACATCGTGCTCGACACCGATCCGAAGGGTATGTACGACACCGGATTTACGATGCGCACCCAGTCGGGAGCATTCCAGCCCGGCGGGCGGCCGGTCGGCGAAGAGGTACCGATCCGCAACCCGATTCTGCCGTTCTGGCTGACTCCAGCGTCCCGCCCTCGGTTTCAAAAGCTCTGGGGCACTCCTTACAACCTGCGCAAGGTCAAATGCACGTGGGACGGGCCATCGGGTCCACGGTTCCTGTATTTGAAGCTGGCCAAGGAGATTCAGTACACGACTGAGGATGGTTTCGACGCTGATATCGACAAGGTCTATCACGCGGTGGTGTCCGCGAACGCCTACAACCCGATGTACGAGGGCGCCGAGGATGTTGCCGAGTGGACCAATCCGGGCAACTTCACCGTCTACAACGCCGGCTCATCGGGCACCTACAAACTCGGATATGCCCATGGGGCGACCGTGGATAAGACCGCGGCCCTGGCGGTCGACGCGGACATTGCCACCATCCAATCCGCCTTGGAGGCACTGCCATCCCTTGGGCCCGGCAACGTCACTGTGACAGGCACACCCAAGCAGTTCACGGTCCTTACCCCGATCACCCATCCCGGCATGCTGACCGTCGACGGCGGCGGGCTGGCGCCGCTGGCGTTCTCGATCACCCTCGGCACGCTGTCGTACACCATCACCATCGGCGGCCAGACAACCGCGCCAATCTCATTCATCTCGTCAGCGACCTCGATTCGGCAAGCCATCGAGCAGCTTTCCAATATCGGGACTGGCGGGGTCTCGGTCACCGGCACCTTCTTCGGGTACGTGCTCTCGTTCACTAGCGGTCCGCTGGCCGGGTTTCTGACGGCGCTGTTCACGGGCAAGACCACCGCTGTTGCGCCGGTGATCCGGGTGGTGGCCAATCCGAACACCGGATGGTTCGACGTGTGGAATCCCACCGATCAAGACCTCTGGCCCGAATGGGAACTCGACCCGGCGATCTCGTGGCAGTTCCCGGATTTCGCGTTCGGTCAAGAACGTAAATGGAACCGGCCGGTGGGCGCTGATGCGGCACGCATGATCGTCACCCCTCAGCTGACCCAACTGCTGTCCGTGATGTCCGACCCGTTCATGGACACCTACCTCAGCGCCGATCTGTCGAACGCGGCCGGTCTGTTCAACGGGGTGGAACCGCTCTACCCGGTGCCCCAGTACACCGGCACCGCCGATGACCCGGTGGTGGTGCCGGTCGTGTGCCAGGGCCCCTCGGGCGCCAAAGCCACCTTGCGACAGCGCCGATTCTGGTCGGCAGAAAGCGGACTTGAGGCGTGAGGGTAGCGATCGCAGGTGCCGCCGTAGCGTTCCTCATTCAGTCCGCTGCGCTAGCCGCTGGTGCGTTGTGGGCGGGCTGGTGGCTGCACAAGTCAGCGGCAGACCTTCTGGCGACACCACAACCGAAGGTGCCACAGCGAGGCGCGCAGCTCCGCGTCGTCGGCAATTCCGGTGAAGCTCCACGATGACCGTTGCAACGTTCGCCGAGCCGTTCACCGGTACCGATCACGACGACTTCGCGGCGTGGGCACGGGAGGTGCGCGAGTACCGGATTGAGCGCGCCTACGACCCGCCGCACATCGAGCTCTACGACGGCGATTGGGTCTATCGCGGCACCGTGCGCGGCGAGCTGGGCGGGCGGGTCAATCCGATCGTCAACCAGACCGGCACCATTTCGCTGCGCCTGCCTATCGATCTCGACGACCGGCGCGGCACGTGGGCGGCGTTCTGGGCGCTCGACGAAGACGCCCGCGGCACCAGCAATATCCACGTGATCGTCGAGACGATGGGTGCCCGCATCGGCGGCCGGATGAAGGCCAAAGACGGGGTGCATATTGAGCGTGGGCCCACCGGAGACGTGGTGGTCATCGACTTCCTAGACGACATCGAAGAGCTGAAATTCGTTCACACAGCCGGTAATCCGTTCCTACCGTTGTCACTCATCCAGCAGCCCAAGGCATGGATGCTACTCGCGCAGGCCGATCACGGAATCCTGCTGACGATGGCCGCGAATCTACTTCGGTTGCAGCTGAGCAACATTGATATCGGTACCCTGTTCAAGCTGCTCGACCCGGCCAACTGGAACATTCCCGAGCTGGTCGACATATTCCTCAACATCTGGCAGCAGTCGCAAATCGTCATCGTGCCACGCACGTTCGGCGATTCGGTGGCCCCGCTGTCGCTGGTCGTCGGCAGCATCAAGACATCGATCTTCGACGTGGCCGCGCCGATCATGGAAGACGCAGAGCTGCAATGGGATCTGAGGCGCTGGAAGACCGGCGACCCCGAACCGTGGCCGGGCGCAGGCACCAACTGGCGCAACGGCACCCTGTTCGTCCGCATCGTCGACAAGTCAGGGTTCCGCACCGGCACATCCATCGGCGGCAACCTGGCCACGGGCCTGACCCGAACAATCGCCGATGTGCTGTCGAACCATGTCGAGGACAGCTACGACCTGTTCACCGGGGACACGATCGACGAGACCGGCTACCGGCTGCCCGGCATCCTCGGCACGCAGGCCGCCCATCCATACGTGGTGTACCGCGACGGCGATATCACCGGCATCCAAACATCGAACTTCTCGCGTTCGCCCGGCGGCGCTGGCCGTATCACAGTGGGCGGCCAGTCCATGCCAGGTGTCAACGAATTGATAAGTGCCGCAATCCAATACGGCGGCGATGTGCTCGGCGACAACATCTCGGCAGCGATCAGCGCGGGCGTCGGCTTCACCGTGTCGGTTGGCTCGCTCGGCGGTGCCATCGATTCGTTCCTCAACCCGATCTACCGAGATTCGATCCTGGCGCACATGTCGGTTCCGCTGCTACTGCGGACAAGCCGACAGGGCTGGGGCCACTACCTGGAGACCACCAGCACCAACGTCACCCAGGCATTCACCGCGGCGAGCGTGATGGACCTGCGCAGGCGCCGGCGCGAGACCGACCCCGACACCTCATTCACGCTGACCGTCGCCAACGCTGCGCCGTGGCTGATCGGCGACAACGGCTTTGGGCACTGGTGGAACGGAGATCGGGTCGGCGGCACCAGCAAGTACCTCATGCCGCGGGTATTCGTGCGCCGCTGCCGCTCCCTGGACATCACCTGGGGTCAGGGCAGAGCGCTGGCAGTCGAGGGCACCTTCGGGGACACCCGCCAGGAAAAGGACGCGATCGAGCGTATGGCCGAACTGATGAGCCGCACCATGAGCGGCCTGCAACAGATAGGACTGTGGTGACAGAGGGTATCTCGCCCGAAGAGGCAAAAGCACTGGCCGACAAGGTTGTCGAATCGGAGTTCATTCCGAAGAAGATCCCGGCCGCTGATGACATCGACGGCCAGGTCAAGGCCCTGGGCGGTGCGCTGGCCTCGGCGCTGCTGACTGCGACCGAGTTGCCGTTGACGGTGATGCAGCCAGTTGTCGCCGACCTGGCAACTCAGCTTGTCGCCCTGGGCATCCGGCAGACCGAGCACATTGACCCCGCTGCGGTGCACGCGCCGGCCTGGATCACCGATGGGGTACGCCAGGAATCGATCAAACTGCCCGAGCAGCCCCAGCACACCGAAGCCGATCCGCATGTGGAGATGACCGCCACCGCGCCCAAGTGCCCCAAGCGCATACCCAAGGCAGCCAAGGCGGTGCGGCGATGACCACACCCGGCGGTGTGCCCAACCTTCCCGCTGGCGGGATGACGCTGGAAACCCTGGCCCAAAAGCTGCAAGACATGACGCCCGCAGCGATGCGCAACCGCGCCGCCGAACGCATGCCCGGCACGTTCCACGGCTCCACCGGCGGTGACCCGCTGCAAGACCTGACGCCGTTCGGGATACTGACCAAGCTGTTCGCCGGATTCAATTCCCACGTCGCCAATGCTGACCCGAACGACATCCAGGGCCCCGAAGACCTGCCCGGCCTACTGGTCGACTTCATCGAAAGCCTGCCCGTCATCGGACAGTTCGTGGGTCTGGCCGAGGCGATCATGGGCACCTACGACGGCGATGACGAAACGCTGTTGGCGATTCAACAGATCTTCATGCCGATACGCCGGCTGCTCCAGCTCGCCTCTGGACAGGACGTTGGCTGGCCCACCCTAGAAGAGATTGAAGAGGGTTGGGGCAACCTGTTCGCGGCTATCGCCAAGGCGGTCAGCCAGTTCTTCAAGGGCGTTATTCCCGCGGCGTGGGTTGCTGATGTCGCCAAGGATCTGACCGACGGTGCCGGCGGATTCACCGACCCGTCGGTGGTCGACGATAACCCGGACTGGCACTACGACGCCGCGCAGAACGGGCACCTGTCGGGCAAGTCGATCTACGTCAACGCCGACGGCCATCTGTACGTGATCAGCGTCAAAGACCCTTTCGAGGTGGCACCGGGTCAGACCGTGGACATGGGCGCCTCGGCGATGTGGCAGGGCCTCACGGCCACGGCGGGGTCCAATCCGATTCGGTTGTGCATCACGCCGTTCGGCCCGGACGGCACCAAGCTGCCCGATATCGTCATCAAGCAGATACAGCCGGTGGCCGCGGACTCGGCATGGGTGCGTGCCAGCCTGACTGGCTCATGGACCGTCCCGGCCGATGGTTCGATCAAGTGGGCAACGGTGACATTGGTGGTCACCGAGGGCGCCTCGGGTGGGCCGGTCCATTTCTCGAACGTCGCTTCGGTGATGTCAAACCTGGGGCCGGTGCTGGGTAAGTTCAGATCGTTCTTCGATGCCATTGGTGGACAAGCCAACTCGGGTATCGTGCAGTTCGAGCAGCGATTCGCCGCGATCACCGCCGACGGCAAGATCACTGCCTCGGAACTGTTGGGCCTAATCGGCCTGGGCAACATTCCGACGTTGCCCCAGGTCAAGATCCAAGACCTGCAAACCACGTTCAATCAGTTGGGTGACATCTACAACGGCTTGGTGGTAACGCCGATCAACGGATTTGTCGCGGCCATCGCAACGTGGTTCGGGGCCAACAAGGACAAGACCCAGAAACTCACCAGCGGCGGAACCCTGTCCGTCGGAGATGTCGTCGGTAATTTCGATATGAGCCGGGTCGATGATCTTGTCGATAACCTCGGCAACATTCTGTCTGGGGTCAAGGACGGCGCCGACGGTGTGGGCACCGGCACCACGGGCGCTATCGGGGACCGCATCAATCAGGCCAAGGACTCGCTACTGGCGCTGCTGGGCTTGTCGCAGGATGCGCTCAAAAGCGCTATCGCCGCACAGACCACCCTGCAAGAGCAGGAGACCGAGCAGAACACCGGCGACGGCAATAGCTACAGTTTCGTGTTCTCCGGGGCTGACGGGGCCGCGCTGAATGCGACTGATTGGACCACCGGCCCCACGCCCGGAGATATCACCATCCGGGGCGACTCGGGATATGCGGGCGTCAAGAACGGCAACCCTGACGGGTACTTTTTCGCCAGCCCCAACTACACCTA